GTGATTGGCTCTTTTAGTTTTTTATCTAAAAGTATAGTCCATATATCAGCTATTCTTTTATGATTCTTTTTAGCTGGTCCATACTCCTTGGCTCTCGGTCCATTAATTAAACCTTCCGCTTCTTTTAAAAAGAATGCTCTATCTTTTTTAGCAAACTGCTTTATTTGTTTCATATTATCTTTTAGCTCATTTGATATTGTCATATGTTAAACCTATACTGTGATGTTGATTCTATTATGTGTAATGATTGTTTAGCACGAGTTGCTCCGACATAGAAAGTTCTAGTCTCAGAATCTTGGTCAAGACTTTCTACGCAAGCTTTAGTTGAGTCAAGTAAAAGTGCTACGTTATCGGCTTCACCACCCTTGGCTTTATGAATGGTCGATATCCGGATCCTCGGAGTTCCCGTCAGAATTCGTTCCCCTCTCCTCCTTACTGACGTTATATACGCAATTTCTTGATCCGATATCTTCAAGACTTTTTGCCACGGAGTTTCGTGAGATACGTTCAAACTGCACTTCTCTATGAGTTCTTGAAGAGTATAAGGATGTTCGGGATCTAAGGAAGACAGGGTTTTTCTGCCAGACTTCGTGATGATATTGGGGTTCAATAACTTCGCAAAAGTCTTCAGATCTGCTGTATACAAGCTTTGGTTTTTGCATAATTTTATCCACACCTCTATTCCATTAAGCACATTCGGGGAAATAGACCAACCAATACCTTCTCTCCAATAGAGATAACCTTCTTCTTTAAGACGGACGCATACTTTATTTGTAATATAATTAGTTCTAGCAAGGATCAACCATTCGCCATCAGTTAAGTCTACGTCTAGTATATCTCTATGCCATGTAATAGATCCATCTTTTTTTGTGGGTTGCCATTCTTTTTTTTGTCTGGTTGTAACTTTCTTTATAAGACTTTGTGTTAAATTATGCACGACACTCGGTACACGGTAGGATTTTTCTAGAAATATCTTATCTTCAGAGGCTTCTAAAAAGCTATTTACATTAACACCCATCCAAGTGTAGATGGCTTGATCGTCATCTCCTGCGTAGTAAACCTTTTTAGAATGAGGAACTAAAACCTCCTTAACCATTCTCCATTGCAGAGGTGCTAAATCTTGTGCTTCATCAATTATTAACAGATCAAATGTAGGACAAGTTCCTTGTATATTAAACTGTTCAATCATATCAACAAAGTCTAATTTATTCTTAGCTTTCTTATAATCTCTATAAGCTTTATCTAATACTTTTACTTGTTGCCAATGTAATGTGTTATCCCAAGAATCATTGAATTGTTGATTAGTGCTTACTTCTCTAACACGAGCCATTTGTATTAAAGATAAATACTTATCTCCTTCTTCTATGCTAACAGTAGGATTGCTTCTAAACTCTAAGCCAACAAGTCTACCAAGTTCATGATAATCTGATCCTTTAAAGACTCTTCTACTATCTAAACCCAACCAACTAAAAGCTAATGAATGTAAAGTCCTAAAATAGATCATTTGATTTACATCAAGTTGTAGTTCTGACACAGCTCTATCTCTAGCTTCTGTTGCTGCCTTACGACTAAAGGACATAAAAGCTATCTTAGTTGGATCCATACCTTTTTTTATATTGTCTTTAATAATGTTAATTAAAGTTGTTGTTTTTCCGGTTCCTGGTGGTCCGAATATTACTGTTTCTTTGTTCAAAACGGCACCTCTTCAGACTCTACAACTATATTACCTACCTCAACTTCTGAGGAAAACTCTGGAATAGACCACACCCTAACACTTTTCCAAGTACCCGAAGATGTTCTAAAGTTTCTAATAGAAGAACTATCTCCATTATTTGTTTCTTTAATTCTTTCTTGGACTTGAGCTCTTGTGTAACTATCAAACTTCTTTTGTCTCATAAACTCCATCAAAGACTCTAATCTAAAAAAAGTTTTTTGTTCTTCCGTATCCGTGTATGGTTTACCTAACATAACTTCTTCAAAAGTTTGGGCTTGTATTCTTCCGGTACAATAAGCTTCAAGGATAGAAAAGAATTGTCCTTTATACGTTAACTCTTCCGGAACTTGTATCTCATTACATTTTTCCATAAGACTATTTACTGTTGTTTCCCAATCAGAATCTTTTAATTTAGGAGGCATCATCTTCAGTTGTTCCATACAAGCACGTTGAAATAAACGAGGGGCTTGTAGTTCTTCAGTTGTTATCTCTATTCTTTGTCCACCAATATCCACAAACCAAAGTCGAGGCTCAGATAAAATAACAGACAACCCACTAATTACCGGCATTGACGTAGCACCAATTCCAAGTTTCATAGATCTACAAACACCTTGATTACAGTGAGAAGCCATAGGTTCTTCTTTACAAAGATACTGATATTCTTTTTTCTCTAATGTATTCTGTATTGCTACGACTTCGGAGGCTGATAAAGGAGGATGAAAGTCACTCATGTTATGTTCTTCAAACTTAATTTTCCAATTACCAGGATCAAGTCGTTGTAGGAAAACTCCTAACTGAAAAGCCGTTCTATTTCTTTCTCCTTCAAACACACCAATAGCTAACTTGGTTCTCAAGCAAGGTATATAATTAGGTAAAAGTTCAACAGGTCCACCTATAGGAAGCTTTAAAAAATCCTTTGGTACGGCTTTTACTTTTTGTATCTCTTCAATGAACTCCGATAACGATGCCTCAACATAATCTCCTCCTCTTTTGAGGATCGCATAGCGTAGAGTTTGTTCTGAATCAAAATACGGAAGATTAATAAAGTTACCAACATCCCCCCTTTCGACAAGAATCTGTTCTTGCTTTGGGAATATCTCGCACCGACCATGCCCAAGTGCCGAAGAAATCTCCGCAGCTTTGTCCCTAAAATCGCTTGCATTCATCCACTCCTTAAAAAAGAAAAATATATGTGCCCCACCCGATTTACTACGGCACACAATACACGGAACTTTTAATTCCTCTAGCTTATCTATTAATTTATTGTGATCTAATGGGTATTCATCAATATCTAAAGCACCAAACCTACACTTGTTTTCTTCATTAATAGGTATAGCACCAATGCCTTTTTTGCCACTGATGTGTCCTTCTATCAATTCTAATGTAAGAGGGTTTCTTACTATAAATGATTTTGCTTTTTGTTTTCCTGCGGTACGTTCTTGAGAAACATCCGTTTGCCCATGAGCACCACTGAAACCTTTAAAGGCTTCTAATAATTCTTCTGATAAATTCACTCTTCACTCCATAGAAAAAGAGTCGTGACTTGGAGGACTAGTCACGACTCTAGTTAATTAAAACGGTATTTCGTCAGACTTGTTTGCACTTTGCATTTCTTCAGCAGGTGCCGAAGCCGTTTTGATTTCACCTTTTCTAAAACTTTGATACATTGTTCTAGCTTCTAGCATCATAGTTTCTATTTCTTTTGTTACCTCAGTAATTCGTTCAATCTTATAATTGTACCAACTACCTTGATCATTACTTTCTGCAATGGTTTGTATATTCCATGCAGTACCATATAAAGGCATAGGTTTTCCCGAAGGTAAACGAATACCATTCTTTACAGTATTCCATCTACGAGATACTTTTAACTGAGTCTTCTTCATATCAAGTATAGCAGGGACACCTTGTCTAGTTTCGGGATCCATAGCCATGATAACATGTTGATGAGTTCTAACTAACTCATTACCCGATGGCAACATTTCTGCCGCACCTTCACGAGTTGTAAGACCTATATCTCTATCATCAGAGGCTAGTTCTCTTATAAAACCACCACCAGATGACCGTAGACCGAACTCCAAGAACTTCTTCTCAAAGAAACAAGGTACAACAATTACACCTTGATCAGACTTATAGACACTTTGAGAAACTGTATTAAAGATATCTCCTTGTTCAGCACCCTTTATATACATAGAGTCCTGCTTATTTAATTGTGGAGATAATGCTTGTAGTATCCTTATAAAAGGTATTTGCATATCTTCCGTAGTAAAGTTTTCTAATCCTGCTCCTGCCTCTTCCTCAAGTAATGATGAAAGATCTGAAACTGCTACATCGGTAGCCTTCTTTTCTGCGACTGTATTACTCATTATTTTGCTCCCTTAATTTTTGCACGATTGCCTACATATATTCCGAATAAATCAAAATCAATTTCTTGACTGTTTTCTATTCGGTTCTTCGCCCACGTTCTCAATGTCATTGGATGTATGTGAGTCTTTTGTGCAGGGCTTAGTCCTTGATTGCGTAAATCATCAACCACGGCTCCCGCTACATTGTCTTGACCCATACCAAAACCGACAACAACTTCATTCTTAATTATGTCTCCTTCGCCAATAGAACGAATGAAATTATATGCTTCATCCTTCTTATCATCCGGTATTCTTGCAGACACAAATTTATCAATAGTTACTTTGTTGCCATCGACTGTAAGACTTTGAACACCAAGAGTCTCCATCAATGAAGGAATATCTTCCTCATCAACAGTTCTCTTTCGGTATTGCAAATCTTTGAGATGTTGTTCGGCATCCTTGACTTGCTGATCAAGATCAATGGACTGCCGAATTAATGTGGAGAGCTTAGAAGTCTCTCCTTCGCTAACTTTATTAAAGGCTTCGGGGTTAGCTGCCTCTTCTTCAAACAGTGAAAATACATCACTCATCGTTATCTCCTTCTTCGTTAAAGTTTATACCCTTCGGTATTGAAGTTTTGTTTTAGTTACTATTAGCAGTCTTGTCAACATAATTAAATTCTTTTTTTGTTAACCAGGCTATAGTACCTCCGATAGACCTATCTTCTTGGTCTGAGAGTTTCTTTAGCATTTCCCATACTGATATAGGCACTGCTACTGATTTCCATCTATCCGGATCCATATTATATTCCTTTCAAAAGTTCTTTAGTTGATTGTAATGATAGTGCTAGTGCTTTATTCCATGTTCGTTCTGTTAAGTCATTTGAGTCAAAATCCCTTCTATGTATCTTCTTAGTTATTTGATGTAGTTCTTCTACTGCTCTAAAAGAAATAGTATTATCTAGCAAACCTACCATTGCGATTATATCGCAATCTTCTTTTGTGTAAGGTCTTTTAGGTTTTCCTTTTGCACAAGTAAAACTGTATAAATTATTGTGGGTGTGTGATGCCCCTTTAACTTCTATTCGTTGTGCCACTAAAAGATTCGGACCTTTTAAAGCCACTACATCTATCCCATCTTGTTTGACCATAAAAGCTTCCACCCCTAATTTTGCCAACGAATAAACAACAAAAGCTTCTGCTGCATGTCCTATGATTTTCATTCCGTCTGCCATTAGTCACTCCTCTTAGGTGATACTTGTAACCATTGTTTAACTTCTTCTCCTAATGTCCTCCCTGCTAATGTTATCTTGGATTGTAATACTTTAACTATATGCACATCAATACTATCGGGAACCACTAGATCAACATAAAGAACATTATTCTTTTGTCCTATTCTATGGCACCTATCTTCCGATTGTATCCGAGTCTCTAAGTTAAAATCATTAGAATAATAAATTACATTTGTAGCTGCCGTCAAAGTTAATCCTCTTCCCGCAGTCTGTGCATTGCCTACAAAGAACCTAGTCACTTGATCATTCTGAAATCTATCAATAGCCTTGTCTCTATCTTCTTGAGAAGTGTCTCCAAAATAAGTGACAGTGGCTCCCGCACCATGGTTTTTATCTAATGCTTTCTTGATCTTTTTTATATCATGTCTAAACCTAGACCAAATAATAACTTTACCATCCATTTCATTTATGGTGTCGAGCATAGCATCTATTCTATGATTAGCTATTTCAATTGTTTCTCCATCATCAGTAACAAGATAACCACATAATAATTGTTGTAATCTTAGTAACCTTGTCATCACTTCAGGTGCTGATACCAAGTCTCCTCCCTCTAAGAAAGCGACAGCTGTATCTTTCATGGTGCTATAATGTTTAATCTGATCGGGTGTTAATTTAACATCTCTTGTTGTATAAATTTTTTCAGGTAAATCCAATGCTTCATCCTTAGTAACTCGATAAGAAAAGTTTTGTAGTTTGTCAGTTAACTCTCCAAGATTTTTAAATCCAACCACTTGTTGAAAACTACTATTGCCTATTCTTG